TCGTTAGAGAGGCCTTGGAGATCCTGGAAGGCATAGAAAAGCCAGGCTTATAATACCTGGCGTTGTGCTTTATGATATTGTGATCGTTAATGTTGAGAAGTGTGTTATATACGGCTCGTACAATGTAAAGGCATTGGTTGCTGAGAAGTTAAGCAGCAGCCAGTTATTATTGGTCCGTTCTACTGTCAAGGTAGTTGGATCAATGTCAGTATCTGGTGTAGTTGCTCCGGCTCCTCTTGCCCAGTCCGGTGTCCCTGTTACTGTTACGGTAGCGCCGTCTGGAATTAATAACGGCAGCCACAAGTTGCAGGTCATGGTGGTCAGTTCCTGGGATTTTGCAATGCCGTATAATTCAATGTTCTGGTATGTAACGCTTGTTGGTGGGCTGTAATACTGCGCAATTTCCTGTATGTTCTGGATGTCTTCAGCATTGGCTTTTATTTCCTTGATCACCCATGAAAGGTTGAGCTCGTGGAAATTGGTGTATGGCCATTCATCGAAAATTGCCATGATTAAGCCTCCTCCGTTAAGGTGTAGCTGCTGCTGTAAACTGTCCCACCGATCACTGCTGAGATAGTACCGGTATGTAAGGTCATATCAAGTGTGATCGTTACTTCTGTCTCATTATCAAATACAATTACAGCTCTTCCTGTTTCCTGATTAGTAAAATCTGCCATTGTTTATACCTCCTTAACTGTCGCCTCCACCGCTATAATGAATACTCAATAGATAAGAACCTGACGTAACATTTTCAGGTAAAACGGCTAGAACAACACCTGCTTCGAGTACTGCATAAGGTAATTGTGTCTCAGTCTGTGTTTCCCACTCTTCTATTGAAACTTGGTCAATAGCACTTGCGAAACCGGCTATTACTACTATCGATTCAGCCAATACTTTGTCGGCGGTTGGTTCTTCGTCATCTTCCGAATTTAATGTTAAATTTTTAAATTGTACAGTATTGTCTTCAATTACTGTACCCATATAAAACAAATTAGGTGAATAAGGGTCTGCTAAAACATAAATGTTTAGTGTATCTGCTTCAATGTCACCTGCCGGGATTGGTACATGTGTTACAAGTTCCAGACTGTCTGAAAATCTTGCTCTAATGCTATCACTCATTTTAAATACCTCCTTAATCTAGTATACAAGTAAGCAGAACGCTTCCTTGAATGAGTTAGTTATCACGTCATAAATATTGTAAGTAAGCCTTAATTCCATCTCTTTTCTGACCAGATCCTGGCTGTCAGAGATGGCGCTGTCACCTTTGATGGTGTGCACCATGTTTCTGATATAATTGCCCTGATTGTTTTCCCGGTCAGTAAAGGTGCTTTCATCATAGGCGCTTACTTTGTTAGTGTTATCGCTGCTGACGCTTTCAGCTGTTGCTTCCGTTCTGTTGACGTTGACAAAAGGATCATAATCAGCAGCTTCTAAAACGTCCATCATGTGCTGCCAGTTATTCTGGTTAGCTGCGCTCCAGTTGGTGATCATGTATTTCATGACCGCCGGATCTGAATAGATAACCTCCAGCTCTGCACATTCTGCCAGTATTTTATCTACTAAAATGCTTTTTGTTAATCCTGACGGTACTGTAAGACCGTCAAATATTGTACTGTCATAGTTGTAAAACGCCAGTACACTCAAAATGGTGCCCCTAGCCATTGATTTCAACCTCCTCCGGTAAGTTATCAAGCTCATAGCTTAACTCTTCCTCATAGCGGTATTTTACGCTCAGGGAAAGGTTAAACATTTTATTGACTTTATCCATGGATCTTGTCATCTCATCAAGCCAGAGATCTACCTTTGAACGTGTGTCTACATTATTGGCGTTTACTTCATCTGTGATCAGTCTTTCACGCTTCTGGGTATTGGCGTTAGGGATACCTATATCAGTGTTGAAACGGTCTTCCCAGTTTTTCAGCTCATTGGCCAGCTTGTCAGCAATGAAGTTGTTATTAAGATTATTCAGGAAGGTGTCCCATGTTGGAGTACCGTCAGCATTGACCATCTTATTGTCAATGAAGACAGCCGGCTCACCGCTCATGATCTTATCAAACATTTTCTTGAAGCCTTCAGCTGAAGTCTTATTCTTTGCTCTGAATACATAGGCCAGACGGCTGTTCAGAATATTGGTGCTGGCGCTTTCCGTGATAAGTGAAAGGATGTCAGCATAATATCCTACCAGGTCCATGATACCCAGATAGTCAGGTGTCAGTCTGATCAGCTCTGTATCTTTTCCTATTTCCAGAGTACGGCTGCCCAGTACCGGATTGGCAATAATGACCTTATTAGGTCTGTAATATAAATTCATTCCTGATAAGGTACCGTCAATGGCTACCGGACCGAACTCTGCTGTATCAAATACCGGGATATATCCCATGATAAACAGAACATATCTGAAATAGTCCAGATCCCATGTTTCAGGCAGTCCTTCAAATTCATAAACGCTGAAGACCTTCTGAAGCAGGTACCGGATGAAATAGTGATACAGTTCTGTATTTTTTGTATGGATCTGTGAAGGATTAACAGAAGCATTCATTAAATTTATGTATTGGTAATTAATCGGTATAGCCATTGATTAATAACCTCCTTCTTTTCCGCTTACGGGCAAAATACGTATAAAGTATATCGTCCATGTCATCATCAAAGTTTATCAGCGGATAGATAAATCCTTGAAAGTTGTATCCAGCTTTGTAATAGCTGCTGTTGTATGTGTTAGTTCTGAAAATGTAATGATCATAACCGCTTTCGCTGACAAATATGCTGCCGTCTGCGTTTATGGCTTCAACGTTGGCCGTGTGTCCGCCTGTTCCGTCGGTTTCTATCCAGCATGCTACCGCACCCAGTCTTGGTGTACTTCCGGTTGAAAGTCCTCTCTGTGAAGCTCTGGCGTACCATAGCTGAGGGCTTCCTGGAGACGTACCGCCTGAAGTACAGCCGATATATACAGGTATCGTGGTAGTTCCGTGGATCTCATTAAAACGTCCGAAGGAATAACCTACACAGTTGGCCAGGACCGATCCGGTCCATGCTGAAGGGCTTCCCAGTATGGCAGTATTGTAACCGCCATAGGTAGTCTTTGTGTAGTATGGATCAAAATTGGCCGGTACTGTAGTCCTTTGATTGAAGCTACTCATAATAGAAACCGCTTTCCAGCAGGTTGGTCAGTTCAGTCAGTTCATTGTCTGTAGCAGCAATCGACAGATTAACGTTATCAGCCATCATATAACCGCCAAGGCTTGAAGGTGTCTTCATCTTGCAGAGCGGTCTGCCCTGATTGGCGTTATCTTCATCTACGACCGGATAATATGTGCTGTACAGGAACTTATCAAGCTGGTGATTGATAATTCCGCCGTTGGTACCTCTGATCTTGATGTCATTATCCAGAGCAGAAGCCACGGCATTTCCGATACTTACTGTGCTGCCTACATAATCACCTAAAGCGAAACTTGCCAGACCTTTAGCTGCAGACCCTATTGCTCCGAAGACGTTGCTGGTGATCTGGCCTATTGCGATAGGTACGCTGAATTGTCCATTGGCTGTCAGTATCAGGTCGCTTCCGCCAAAACTGTCACCCCAGACAGATAATACAGCCTCACCGGTAATAGGATCAACTTTAGTTCCGCAATATATCTTGTTTCCTCTTATCTTGGTAGTATCAAGATCAAATACTCCTAAAGGTAAATAAACAAGTGTGTACCTGGTATATGGTGAAAGATTAAGGTAAGCGCCTCGGCTGGCTGCCTGTGGATGTTTCTGAACAGTAAAATTATAGTTCTGAACACCGCCAAGCTGTGTGTTTACAATGTAAGCAGCTACCCCGCTGCTCCAGCCTCCGATATTAAGATCGTTGACGCTGCCATCTTTAGCAAAAGGCAGATCGGGAAACCAGTTGCAGCTGACGATATACTGGAAAGGATCAAATAAAGATTTCTTTACACCTTCAGCAAGTCCTCCCCATACGTTAGCTGTTATATTGGCATACAGTCCGGTCAGAACGCTGACAAAATCTGCTGATGATAATTCATAATAAATAACACTTTGAGCGTTGGCTCCGTTAGTTCCTAAAACTCCCAGTATGAATACACCGTCAGCAAAGGACAGAGGCTCCTGCGGTGCCACATAGTTGTCATAATTCTTTCGGGCATAGGTGATCGCTGCTGTAGTAGGATACATATTATCAACTATGTTACCGTCAGATTGTGCGCTGGATCTTAAAATATAAAGGCTTGTACTTCCTATCTGCGTCTTGTAGGTTGCCAGAAGATCTTCTGACAGATAAGCCCGCCATAGTCCACGGTCATACACCCAGTCATTGATATAATAATACTTACTGAAGTCTACCAGGTAACAGTAGTTATATACGGTAGGATTGCTAATGCTACCTACTTCAATGACCGGTGAAAGAACAGAGGCAGGGCTTTTCAGTGCTACGCTTAAATCAGTATTACCGGATGACGGTCTGGCCGTTGATCTGGCCTTCTTACTGAATGTGTAAAATTTTGCTGTAAGCATTTTTCCTGCCTCCCTTATCTATTAATCTAATACAAGTACGATACCTTTTTCTGTCAGGTCGTTGCAGAACTGTGCACGGCATTTATGATAAACATTGCTGTAATCACCGGCAGCGTTGAATGGTGTCTGAGTGATACGGTCATCATAAATGTTGATACCGATTGCGTCACGGTCGAAAATTACACCCACAACCTTGCTCATGGTCTGTGCGGCTGCGGTTGCTACAGATCCGTCTGTGTCCATATAAACAGGTGTTACCTGGATCTCATCAGGATCATTGATAGCCTGCCAGTATCCGACCTTTTCAACGTCAGCAATGTTCAGGAAGCTGTCATGGTAAGTAACGGCTTTAGCCATTGTTTCCATTTCATTGACAAATTCTGAAAGCATGTAGATCTTCTGGTCTGCAACAGGTGTATGTCTCTTGATCTCCTTGCCGGTGATCTGTACCTGATACAGTTCAGATCTTTCAGTCATCTTGTCTGATAATTCACCGATACGTGAATATAACCATCTGACAAAGGCTGGATAATTAGCTGGCTGATATACGGTAGTAGCTGTAAGTGATAAACCGGTCTTGGTGTTGTATTCCTGTAATAGGTGTACTACACCGTTGCTGAGTGAGTTCTTTGCACCGATAAAGTTGCATAAAGCCATTCTTGACAGTTCTTCCATGTACTGTTCAAACTTGTTGCTCATATGCTGTGTCAGACCGGCAACAAAGCGTGCAAACTCAGCTTCTGAAGTGAAAGCCAGATCAAGCTGATTTAAGAATACTGTGTAGTAATCTTCAAAGGTATCTGATCCAACATAACGTGTTTCAAGTACGTCAGGCTTTCTGATAGTGTACTGATCAACGCTGCTGCCGTCTGTTAAATTCCATGAATTATTGGCTGTAGCGTCTCTGTCAGCAAATGAGATCTTTCTGACGATTGCACCCCACTTGGCGCTGTCCATCTCAAGACCTTTAAATTTACGGGAATATGGTCTGCTGGAGATGATGGTCTTACCGATCATCTGTGTCAGTTCATTAAGAACTTTATCACGGCCTACTGCCAGAGTACGCATTGCCATTGAGACAAAGTCTGCTGTATTGGTAGGTGTGATAGACTGTTCACCGGTTGCCTGCTCGTGTAAGGAATTAAGCAGAGTATAGACCTGTTCCACGTTTAATGTATTAACGCTCATTTCTTATATAACCTCCTAGTTATTTATCAGGACTGAGGATACTACCCAGGACCTTGACCGGGTCGGGTCTGAGTTCTGCACCCTGAATGTTGGTAGACTGAACATTCTGGGCGTGGATAGTGTTCTTCAGTTCTTCAAATTTAGTATTGATCAGATTGTTTACCGCCTCCTGATCAAAGGCCGGCTGATTGTCCTGCTGACGTGCTACCGGTGCCGGTTTTGGCTCCTGTATCACCTGTGCCAGGTTTTGGATCTCTTCAGCTGTAAATCCTTCATTTTTCAGTCGTATCGTCTCTTCTATTGTTATTGGCATTTTACTTCTTTATCTCCTTTAATGCTTCTTTTTTATAAAATCCTGTTGTACCTTTTTTGGTCCCTACCTGATATGGATACTCAGTACCTTCATGGATCTTCTTAATGATACGCTTCCAGCCAAGTCCCCACGCTCTCCAGCCTGTGCCGTCAGCTCTGGCATTACCTGTTCCGATAATGCGGACCGTATCACCTACCTGTAAAGTAGGATCCAGAAGTTCAAAATCTTTAGGCGGATAGATAAATCCCTGCACGTCATAGCCCTTTTTGGTGTAAGGCTCTGCAAGGCAGTGATAACTGTAGGCAGTTCCATTATAGGCGCTGTATGAAGTAAGGATATTTCCATTATCATATACACGCTCTACAAATTCTACATGGCCGGTAGTTCTGCCAGCTCCGGTCTTGTGGTAACATAAGACCGCTCCCACTTTAGGCTTCTTTCCTCTTTTGTATCCGTCATCTTTCAGATACATGCCTCCGGCATTGCCGGTTGACAGATTGCAGCTGTTAACTTTCTGGCTTTCCATCCAACGGCCTATGACCTGGCCTACACAGTTGGAAAGCACACAGCCTTCCCATAGTCTTGGAGTACCTAAAATGGCCTTATTATAACCGCCTTTGGTGGTCTTGGTAAAGTACTTATTGCCCTGTGCCGGTGCCTCAAGTCTTTCTTTGAAATACATATAATTAACCTCCTATTTTATCTTCAATCTTATTCAGTCTTTCATTCATTACTGTAATGTTAGTGTTGAGATTCTCCAGAAGTGTGTTGAACTTTGTCATATAGGTAAGCTGAAAATACATAAGATAGCCTACGCAGGCCACCGATATACCTATGTCAGAGATGATCTTTAACAGTTCTTCCATTGTCATACCTCCTATGATTGGTGAGGCCGGCTCATGCGCTTACAATTCGCTAGGCCACCGGTTCCGCCGGCAGTAAATTGGCCACCGGCCTCTGATTATATTATATATTATCATGTGAAATAGTTGTCAATTACATTGTGAAATATCTCTCAAACAGTACCAGATTAATATACTCTTCAAAGTCTATCATCTGAGCCATATATAAAGACCATAAGTAATGATAATACAGTTTAAATCTTTTTATATCAGTCATGCTGCTGGAATAGGTCGGAACTGATCCGGAAAAGTGAGAAGTAACATAATACCGGCCGTTGCTCTTATGCTCATAGATGGCCAGCTCACCCACGTTGACTACCGGCTTATATTCCTTCAGGTTGTGAGATCTGATCACCGGCAGATCTTCAAATCCAAAATTGTTATTGATGGCCATGTTATTGAAATCGCTGTCTCTGTTCAGACGGTAAAGCACCGTGTTTCTTTTAAGTTCAGCTATCGGTGAGCTGTCCAGAAGGAATATGCCTATACCTCTGTCCCGGTTGATATATACTTCCTGTTTATTCTTTTTCATTCTCTCAAGGATCCTTACCAGTCCCATGCCTACAAAGATAGGATTGTCCGCCTTGTTGCTGTTGGCCAGAGCCATGACGATCAGCGGCGGTTTTCCCTGCAGTTCACGGTTTCTGTTTAGCGTTTCGTACATATTAAGAAAACAGTCATATTCATTTCTTATTTCAGTCTCCTGGCTTTCTCCGATAAATTCATCAAGCAGACAGACCTGTGCCCTGTCAGCTGAAAAGCCTCTGATATTAGCAATGGTACTTAAGGCCAGAGTAATACCAAGAGGCTCATTGTCTGTCAGCATTTTATCCTGGTCAGGATCATAAGTACCAAAATAGAAACCGGTGACACCCTTGGCTATTGGCTTTATATCATAATCAATGTGCAGATATTCCGCCACCGGCTTATAAGGTGACAGCTCTTTCCGGTTGATCATGTCGACCTGTGTCTGTTTCCTTCTCATCAATATGTGCGGGATCTTCTTTTCCAGAAGCATTTTAAGACTGGAAAATGTCTTCCCGCTGCCTCTGGATCCTACAATAAAAGTGAAAGGCAGCTGAAGATCGTAAATGGCCTCTATGTTTACATACCCGTTATCGTCATATAACTTCATAATAAAAACCTCCTATAATAATTATAAGAGGTTTCCATGGTCTTTAGAAGTCAGTAGTCTGTTCTACTTTGGTGACAAGAATGTAGGTGTAAGTCTTTTTGGTCTTCTTGTCATAGGTGTTGTACAGGTTCCCTGTTATCTGTACGTTTGGTGCCTTGTCGGTCTTGGCCTTCTTGTTGGCCTTGGCCTGTGCTTTGCAGATGTCTTCAATATCATCCTTTGCACCGCCTACGAAACGGCCGTCGATAGAGCAGTTAACGTAGGTTCCATCCTTCTGCTTGATCCCGTAAGATAAGTTCTTGTGAACTACCTTATCGGTGTCCTCTAGATTGCTGTCGTAAATAAAACAATACTGATTTTGAATAAACATACTTTTACCTCCTTTTTTCAGTTATCTAATCTTATGAAAAGATATGTTTATATGCTCAACGGCTCCGGGCCGTTAAGTTCTTTTTGCATGTAATAGGCTGCCAGTTCCATGTTGCAATGCTCCAGAAGCCATGCGTATTCCGGTGTCAGTCCTAACGTGTAGGTGCTGTCAGCAATGTAGCAATTATCTGTAATGTGTACTTTTCTGCCGTCTGTCTCTGTCCAGAAGTCTATGTGATCGTTGTACTTGCTTTCCGTTCCTCCGGCTTCCCTGAAGACAAATCCCGGTGCGAAGGCTTCCAGCCCGCCATTCTTCTGCAGTTCTCTGGCTCCGATCTTTTTGGATACTCCGGCAATGGTGATCCTCATGTTTCCGTCCTTATCAATATAGGCGTACTTCTTAGCACCTAAAGTCTTAAACTGTTGAGTTGTCTTTTCAAACTCGTAAACTCCGGCATAATGTATCTTACCGTGCTTATCAGAAGCATAGAAACCGGTCTGTTCACTTTCCTTCTGCAATGGTGCGTTGAACTTGTCCCAGTCTACTGTCCCTGTGTAGTAGACACTGTCTGTATCACAGTACACAAAGTTATCTACACCCACAAATCGGATACCCATTTCCAGTCTTTTTCTGGCATGACAGGTACACCATACACCCCAGGCATAACTTAATAACGCTTTGGATATGATCTTGTTGTAGTCTTCTTCTGTCGGCGGTGCGACAATGAAATCACCGTCTCTGAACTCAATAGAAGGCTTCAGAGGGTTTTGAGCGGTCAGTCCGTATAAACTGTTAAGCAAGGCCTTCCGCTTGTTGTAATAGTACTCCTGGTCTTCCAGACCTTTCAGTTCTGTCTTGTCCTTGTAATATTTCTTTATCAGATCCCGGTAACTGTCAGGCAGATAACCATAGCTGCTGTAATACATTTCCGTGATATTGGCATTGCTCCATGAATATTCAGAGGCTATTATTTCAAGATCTATGTCAGTTATTACTGTCCGGGTGAACTGACAGTCAAGGATCCGGCCATTGTCATAATGTCCCTTGCTGGTCTGGTAGCATTTATCTTTGGTAAGATAAGGACAACCCCAGAATATGTCTGTCAGTTTAAGATCTTCAAATTCTATTACCATCAATACAGCCTTGTTGATATGTGTCAGCAGCCGGTAGTAATCCCAGTCGGTCCTGTAGGCCTTCTGCCATTCACCTACCGGATATTTACAATTCACTAATACGGTAGGATAGCTGCTGGATATGTCAGCGCTGCTTACATTTTCGATAATGTTGTCTGCCGTCCATCTGTTGGCATGTGTATTACCTCCTCTGAAGGCATAGCGCAGAAGCTCATAGAGATGGAAGTCCGGCTGAATACTGTGAAGCCAAGTGCATGAGTGAAGCGCTTCCCTTGCGTCTCTTCTTACATAGCCGGTAGCCGTGAGCGGGAAAGTATAAAGATTATCACCATCTTTTTCCATCTCCACCTTGATGGCCTCTACCAGACCCTTGACGTCATTAATACAATACTGAAGCTCTTCATCTGATAGCTCTGTATCAGAGAAGCGTCTCTTCTTGTAATCAAAGTTGTGAAGTTTCTGATCAGGTACTCCCATGTTTTCCAGATACTTGCTTAAGCTCATATTGCTGTGAATGTAACTGCACCGGAACTCAAAATGCTTCAGGCATTCTGCTTTCAGTACTTTCCTGCTGTCCATGCAGAATACATGACTGAAATCCAGCCAGGCTTTCAGGAAGCTGAACTCAAAAGACAGATTGTGAACGAAAATGACAAGGTAGGTGCCTCTTTTCATGTAGGATGATATTCTTGTCAGTAAGTCAGTAAATTCCTCCCAGGTGCGTCCTATGACGGTCACGTCATCTAATTGAAGCTGCCAGATATACATGACAGACTGCTCCAGCTCCGGCAGGTTGGTGGTCTCTATGTCAAAGGCTGCGATCATGTCCAGATAGGTCTTACCTTTACCTTTTCCGCCATTGTTTCCGGTCTTTCTTTTCTGTATAGGATATTTATGAAAAATGGCTGCGTTGAAATCTCCGGCCTTAATTGTTACCTGTGCCATAAAGGGCAACACCTATCTTTTCAGCATAATCAGCAGAGCTGAAGGTCTCACCATAGCGTTTGGAGATCTTCCTGGTCTTTTCCAGCTTCTGCAGATTATTAGCCCACCAGTCATAGTTTTCAAGAACGTCATCACTGTCTACTTTCATTCTCTGAGCATTCCTGAAGACCTCTACTGCCTGATTGCTGTCATAACCTCCTACACCGGATTTTTTCACCGATACCCGCCAGTCTTCCATGAACTGAAAGAAACTTTCAATATTATTCTTGTTAAGAAAATCAAATCTTTTCAGGCTTTTATCCAGTCCACGCTCCAGAGATCTGAAGCGCTTGAGCTGCGCCTCCAAGCCCAGATCATAACCTCTGATACGGGCTGTAGGCATGCCTTTGAAAGTCTTCATTTGCACAAAGACCTTGTTAAGCTGTTCCTCTGTCTTTATCTCTTTAAGCTTTGGAAACCGTCCGCCAGGTAAAGACTGGGAAAAGTAATTAGTCGGATATTTTCTGGTAAGTCTCGTCAGCAGCTGCTGGGCTGCTTTTCTCAGCTGTCCGAACTCCCGGCGCTGTGCGGATGTACCTACTTTGTAACGTGCCATGCTGTTCCACCTCCCTGATCTGCTCCCGCAGTTCCATTATTTCCGGATTAATGCGGGGATATTTTCCGATATTATAATGCTTTGCTTCCACCACTACACCGTCACGGTAGTGAAAGAAGTAGCAGTCATTGTAAAATAAATTTACCATATAAGAATGATGATTATAAGGCTTTTCATATTTTATCGTGATATTAGAAGGTGTCTGACTGACCAACTCCCAGCCATTCTTGATCATCACGCTGTTATATTCATTTAGTTTCACCATTGTTATCTGCCTCCCAGTCCTTCAGCATTTTCTCTATGACCAGATCACTGATACCGTAATAAAGATGGCTGGCCCAGTCCTTTATCCATTCAACAGGAATACAGTTTTGCTTGATAAACTTTGCTTGGTTTTCTATCTGCCATTCTAAAGCGTTGCAATTATCAATCATTATGTGCAACTCTTCGATTAACTCGGCTTTCGTATAATTGCTATACTTCTTCTTTATCATCAGCATTTTCTTTCTCCCAATATTGCACCATTGTTTCAATGACAAGCGGTAAATCTTTCATAGGCAAGGTCAGTTTATTTTCAACGCCGTGCCAGTATGCGTA